TTGCGGGCGGTGCTGGCTGCGCGGGGCATCCGGGCAGCAGTGGGCGAGCCGACCGTCGATGCGTGGGTGGCGGACGGTGTGTCGCCCGACGAACTGGCCGAGGCCATCGAGAAGTCCCGGGAGGCGCGGCTCAAGGCGGGCTCGAATCAACCCATTCCGTTGGCCTATGTGGCCCAGGTGATCACCAGCCAGCGCGGGGCGGCGAGACGAGCGGCCGCCGAGTTGGAAGGCAAGGCACCCAGGGCGTGGCGTGGTGGGGTGGGCGACCTGACGGCACTGGCTCGGCAGCTGGGTATCGCGCCGGCGCGGCCGGGCGAGGAGGCGCCGGACTTCCGGGCGCGGGTGATGACGGCGTATCAGGCGCATAAGGCGGGCGGACATGGCCAGGGTTAAGCAGCCGGCGCTGACGGCGGAGGAGCGGGCGCGCAATCGCCGAATGGCGGACGAGCGGCAGAAAGCACGGAGTGCAGAGGATGCGCGGGCCAAGACCCTGGAGGCTCAGCGCGTGCTGGGCGCGCAGGGGATGCCGCTGGGGCCGGCAGAGGTGGGTGCCCGGCAGCGCTGGATGGCGGCGTGGCGCGTCGAAATGGGGTTCCAGCACGTGGATGTGCAGGCGTCTGCACCGGCGTATCGGCCGACGCCTCGCCAGATCGGCGCCCGGCCGGTCGAGGGGATTTACGAGGAGATCGAGTTTTGAGGTATCCGGCGCATCTGCGGGATCAGATCAGGCAGTTTCGCGCGGACTTCAACGCGGTCACTGCCAGGTGGGTGGAGGAGGGCTGCCATTCGCCCGAGGAGGTCGAGGCCTGGCGGGTGGAGATCCGCCGGATTGTGGAATCGGAAGGCAGTACGGATCGGGACGTGCTCGATGTGTGCTGGGTATGGCGGAAGGTCGCCGAGAAGATGATGAAAAGGGGTGCTGTGTGATTATTTATGTGAATGGGCTTCTGTCTGCGTGGGGTGTATGGGCGAAGCGGGGTGAGGATGGCGGTGTTGGCTGGCCAACGTGCTCGCCGATGTTTCGCGATGCGCCGTCTGGAGTGTGTGTGCATGGGTCCAAGCCGCCGCTGGGTGTCGGACAGCTGGCGACCGAGTGCGAGCAGACAGATCGAGCCGTGAGAATGCTGAAGGATCAGGATCAGCGGCTTTATGATCTTTGCGTGAAGATGTACAAGGACGAGCGGAAGAGGCCAGCGAAATACATCGCTGCCACGCTGGGTGTGAGCCGCCAGACCATGTACGTTTGGCTTCAGTTGCTGCACAAGCGGGTGCAGGACAATCTTCAGGAGATTGCGATCAACGCTTGACAGCGCCCTGACACTTTTGGTCCAATCTCGGCAAATTGGAGTTGTTGCGTAAAGCCCGCCTGCGAAAGCCTGCGGGCTTTTTTGCGTCTTGGGGGCGATGTGATCACGATCAGCGTCAATCTCGAACAGATCGAGCGCAGGCTCCAGGCCATTGCCAACGAGCAGGTGCCGTTTGCCACAGCGCTGGCGCTGACCAATACAGCCAAGGATGTGGCGACAGGCCTCGCTGCCGAAATGCCGCGGCACCTCGACCGGCCTACACCCTTCACCTTGCGGGCGTGGGCGTTCGAGCGGGCCGAGAAGCAAAGGGCGATCGCCCGAGTCTATGCCCGGCCGGCTCAGGCGAAGTACCTTAAGTGGCAGATCGAAGGCGGCGACCGGGCGCCAAACAGAAAGCTTCAGCGGTTGCCCGGAGAGATCGCACTCAACACTTACGGCAACCTGCCGGCGGGTGAGATTGCGCGGCTGATTGCACTGGCAAAGGCCGGCAGGCGAGTGACGAAGGCGCGAGGCAAGAAGATCGGGGTGAGCAACAAGGTCGATCTGTTTTACGGTGATCCGGGAGACGGGCGGCCGGTGGGCATCTACAAGCGGGTGATTCAGAGCGGGCGGCATCTGCTGATTCCCCTCGTCGTCATGCCGCAGCGATCCGTTCGCTACAGACCACGTTTCCCGGCCAAGGAGATCGTCCGCAAGACCGCGGATCGAGTGTTCCCAGGCCATTTCCAGACGGCCCTCAAGCGGGCTATCGCCACTGCTCGCTGACGGGTCCTTCCCGGGCCTCGCCGCATACGGGTCATTCGCGCCGCGATGTTTTTCTAGCTGGAGTGCTTCCAAGGGTTAGTTAGTTTTCATGGGCAAACGAGTCAATCTTCAGGAACTGTCGGAGTTCATGGGGGTGACCGTCCAGACCCTGATCCGCTGGCAGAAGGCGGAAGGGATGCCCTGCATCCTGGCTGGCCAGCGGGGGCGTGGGAACGAGTACGACACCGAGACGGTGATCGGCTGGTTCGTGCAGCGCGAGCTGGCGAAGGCCGGGGCGTCCAGTCCGCGGGATGACCTCGACCGGGTGAAACGCCTGGAGGTGGAACTGCGGATCGCCGAGAAGCTGGACATGGTGGCGCCGTCGGCGACCTACGAAAAACTGTGGTGCGACCACGTGGAAGCGGTGAAGGTTGAGCTGCTGCTACTCCCGGCCAAGATCGCGGACGAGATCTACGAGGCCACCGGGACCGAAATCGAAGAGGGGGTGATCCTCCCCGCCGTCGAGGCGTGTTTGAAGAAGCTGGAGGCGCTGGATGCTAACGAGTCGGACGAGCCAGAAGGAGATCCTGACCCAGACGCTCTCTATCTTGACGAACCCGACGACGACGGCCCGGATGAGGAGGACGGCGACTAGGACGCTGAACCGGGCGGTGCGGCGCTGGCGGATGCCGCCGAAGATGAACGCCCTGGAGTGGTCACGGGAGCACCGCTACCTGTCGAGCATTGAGGCGGACCGGGCGGGCAAGTACGACCCGGAGGTGACGCCCTACCTGTGCTGGCCGGGCAACCCGCTGGAGGCCCTCGACGATCCGGCCGTGCGGGAAGTGTGCTGCCAGAAGTCGGCCCAGGTGGCGTGGACCTCGGGTGTCCTGGGCAACGCGCTGGGCAAGTGGATTGACCTCGACCCGTCGCCGATCCTCGGGCTCTTCCCGAAGGAGGGGGCGGCCAAGGAGTACATGGCCGAGAAGTTCGAGCCGATGGTGGGCGCCACCAAGCGATTGGCCCTGAAGATCGACCTGCGCAGCCGGAAGTCGCAGCAGCGCATGCTGTTCAAGCGCTTCCCCGGCGGCTTCCTGAAGCTGGTCGGCTCGAACAGCCCGGCCTCGGTGAAGTCGTCGCCGATCCCGCGGGTCTTCATCGAGGAGCCCGACGACTGCAACCTGAACCTGCGCGGGCAGGGCGATTCGATCAAGCTGGCCAAGGAGCGGACCAAGACATTCCGGCGCTCGCGGGTCAAGATCATCATCGGGGGCACGCCGACCGTCGAGGGCACCTCGACCATCGCGGCGGAGATGGAGCTCTCCGACAAGCGCGTCGGGATGGTGCCCTGCCATCACTGCGGTGAGGAGCACGCGCTCAGTTTCGACAACCTGCGTTGCCCGACCGACCCGGAGACGAGCCACCCGATCTTCGGCAACAAGGTGCCGGAGAAGGCCTTCTACGTGTGCCCGCACTGCGGGGGCACGTGGAACGATGCGGAGAAGCGCCGCAACGTGCGGAGCGGCCGGTGGGTGGCGACGGCGCCGTTCAACGGGATCGCCGGCTATTACCTCAACGAGCTCTACAGCCCGTTTCCGGGTTCGACCTTTGCCATCCTGATGGAGAACTGGCTCTCGGCCCTCCATCACTTTGCGATGGGGGACGAGAGCAAGCTCGTCGCCTGGACCAACAGCAGCAAGGGCATCCCCTACGCCTACAAGGGCGACCAGCCGGAGGCCGACGAGCTCGCCAAGCGGGCGCCGGACTACACCCCGGGCATCGTGCCGGACGGTGGCCTGGTGCTGACGATGGGCGTCGACGTGCAGCACACCTGGCTCGAGTTCGTGATTCGGGCCTGGGGCAGGGGGGAGGAAAGCTGGCTCGTGATGCACGAGCGGATTCACGGCAACCCCTTCCTCCTCGAGGACCGCTGCTGGGAAGAGCTCGACAAGCGGCTCTTTGCGCTCTACCCCCACGAGCGCGGGATGCGCCTGCCGATCCGGGCGGTGTCCATCGACAGCTCGGACGGCAACACCTCCGAGGCGGTGTACAAGTACGTGCGCAGCCGCAAGGGCAAGGGCGTCGAGCACGTGATGGCGGTGAAGGGTGCCAAGAATCAGGAGGCCGAGATCTTCCGCCGTCCGGCGCCGTCCATCGACAGCACCAAGCGCAACACCAAGGCCTCGCGCTTCGGGGTGCAGGTGTTCATCGTGGGCGTGGGCAAGTGCAAGGATCTGCTGATCGGCGACGCCGGCCGGGTCGGGCTCACCGGCAACGGCCCGGGCCGCTTCCATGTGTACAAGAGCGTGGCGCCCGACTACTGGGAGCAGCTGCTCGGTGAGGTGAAGGTGCCCGTCCGGCAGAGCAATGGCTACGTGATCAAGGCCTGGCAGAAGAAGGTCGGCCAGCGGGTCGAGGTGCTCGACTGCGAGAACTACGCGCTCCATGCCTCGCGGGCCGTGAAGGTCCATCTGCTCACCGACGCCAGCTGGGATGCCCTCGCCGCGAAGCTGAGTCAGGCCGGGCTGTTTGAAGAAACCCCAGCGCCGGCCGCCGACGTCACGCCGGCGGCTGTGCCGCCACCAACGGCTCCACCCGTGCAGACGTCTGCACCCCGCGTCATCGTCTCGAACCCCGCTCCGGCGGGGTTTGTCGTTTTCCAGTCCGCCGAGGCGGATTAACCAAGGACAGAAACATGAATATTGCGCAGTTCAAGCGGTGGCTCGGGATCTACGGCAGCGGCTCGGGTGGTCCGGTGTCCTGGAGCGGCATCAGCGGCAAGCCGGGCTTCTCGGCGGTGGCTTTCTCGGGCGACTACAACGATCTCGCCAACCGTCCGCCGAGCTCGCCGGGCGGCACCAGCACCCCGACCAACCTCGCCGTCGCCGCCCGTGGCGCCACCACCCTGGATGTCACCTCCGACACCGGCACCGACGCCACCCTGCCGGCCGCCACCGCCGCACTCGCCGGCCTCATGTCCGCCGCGGATAAAACCAAGCTCGACGGCCTGTCTGGTGCTGCGGCCGGCGCTGCGCCCGTGTATCGCAAGGCCAACGTCGTGGCGAACGGCGTCACCGGCTTCATCGTGCTCACCGGCTTCGGCACCCAGGCCCAGCTCGACGCCGCCACCGTCACCCCGTCGGCCGACGGCGCTACGATCACCGTCGCCGCGCTGCCCGCCGGCTTCGTGCTCGCCAGCGTCTCCGCCCACCTTCCGGACGGCTTCACCAGTGCCAGCACCAGCGCATTCAACTTTGTCCTGCCGGCCAACTTCGGTGTGTCGGCTCTCGACAGCCTGCCGATCGTCGATCTGGTGCGCTTCAACGCCGCGGGCATGCGGCAGGCGCAGACCAACATTGGCGTGTCGGTCACCGGCACCGCCGTCACCGTCACCCAGACCGGCCTCACCGGCGGCGTGGCCGCCCGCTTCAAGGCCACCGCGCTCTAACGGGAGTCCACCATGCGAGTCAAATTCCTGCTTGGCGCAACGCTGACCAGCGCCGTGGATCAGTCCGCCGGCGCCTGGACCACCGTCACGGCCACCTTTGCGGTCAAGGACTGGGAGGGCGTCAACCTGGGCACCGGCGTCGCGGTGGGCGATGTGGTCTGGATGGACACCGGCGCCTTCGAGCCCGGCACGGTCACCGAGTACGGCATCAGCGCGGTGGGCGCCAAGTCAGCCACGTCGGTCACCGTCACGCTGTCCTTCACCACCACTGATCACCCGGCGCCGGACCTCTCCTACAGCGTGGGCGGCAAGGCCGTCATCACGCGCAAGACCACCAACAAGGGCCTGTTCCCGCTGTTCTCGCCCTCGGTGCAGCAGCTGCCGGACAAGCTCGCCTTCTACGCCCAGAACCGCAACGCCGGCATCGCCGATGCCGAAACCACCGTCGTGGTGGGCGCCACCGCGCCGGCCAACCCCGTGCCCGGGCAAGTGTGGGTGAAAACCTGATGCCGCCGAATCCCACCCCCGACACCTACACCGGCACGCCGGGCCAGACGCTGCTCGCCGGGCGCGCCTCCAACCCGGTGGTCGCCTCGGTGGCGAACGCCGGCACCGTCGCCATGCTCGCCAAGGACTGGTCCGCCTCCGGCTTCCAGCTGCTCACCACCATCCCGGACGGCCTGCTCCTCGTGAACCTGCCTGGTCACTCCGGCTCCGCCTGGGACGAAGCCCGGCAGAGCATGTGGGTCTATGGCTCCGAGACCCACGGCAGCGTCCAGATGGACAACGCCGTGTACCGCTGGGACGCCGAGACCGGCCTGTGCCACCGCATCTACAACCGCGACCCGGCCACCGGCGACCACCACATCCGCGCCGACGGCCTCATGTTCGCCGACGCCGGCGAGACACGCCCCTGGGCGGCCCACACCTTCCGCAACCTCTGGTACGACGCCACCACCAAGGAGCTCGGCGTCTGCATGAACACCGAGGAGCACGCCTACGCCACCGCCTGGAGCCCGCTGCCCGCCGGAAGCGGCTACCTCGCCTCGCGCAAGCTGCCGATCTGGTACTTCAACACCGTCACCGGCGCGTGGCGCTACACGCTCACCGATGCCACCAACGCCTTCTGCGCCCCCGAGCTCGGCGCCGGCCTGGCCCGCGTGCCGGGCAACGGCTGGTGGCGTGTCGCCGGCAGCAACCTGACCCACCTGTCCGAAGACGTCGGCACCGTCACCAACTTCAGCATCTACGGAAAGCTCACCAACGTGCTGATCCAGTCCGTGCCCCATGTGGTGGCCGGCGACAAGCTGGTGGTGATCGGCGGCACCGGCAGCAACGCCCACCTGGGCTACGTGTGCGACCTGGCCAACCCGGCCGGCGGCGACCACCACATGCTGCCGCTCTCGCTCTTCCCGGCGCTGGCCGGCTGGTCCGTCGAGAACATGTGGTCGGTCAAGATGGCCGACGGGCGAATCCTGTTCGGCGCCTATCAGGGCTCGCCCCAGCAGGTGGGCGCCTTCATCTTCAACTGGAACGGCGGCAGCCCCACCGTCACCGACACCGGGCACCGGCTCGCGGCCAGCGGCGGCAGCAGCTACTACGAGCTGCGCGCCGAATGGTCGGCCAAGTACAACTGTGCCTTCCTCATGTCCGTGCGGCATGGGGGTAACAAGATGATCGGGGTGAGGATTTAGAACATGGCACTTGCACTCAACAGCGGGCACGCGCTCGCCTCGGCGGTCACCGCGCTGATCGCGGTGGACGGCAACACCGGGTCGCTGGTGGACCTCAAGACCGCGCGCACCTTCACGGTCGATGCGGGCGTCACCTTCGTCGACGACGCAACCAACGGCAAGGTGCTGCGCACGGCCGGCGCGGACGCGGCCAGCGCCAAGGGCTTCTCCTTCACGCCGGCCGTCACGATGGCGACCCAGGTGGCCGGGTTCGGCAGCACGATCTTCCTCGTGCTCGCCAAGCACGCCGGCGATGATGGCGGCCTCGCCAACTACAAGAACAACAGCCCCGTCGGCGGCAACGTGATGATCTATCACCCATTGCCCACCTTCACCCACTCGACCTACGGCCGCAAGATCGCCCTCTCGTCGGTCAATACCGACACCTACGACGCCGCCAAGACCTCGAGCATCTCGATCTACGGCGATGGCCAGCGGCACACCATCGCCACCACGGCCAGCAACCCGGCCGGCGGGTGGAGCAGCGTAGCGGGCAAGCTGTTCGTCGATGGCGCCGACACCGGCATTACCGTTACCGGCGGCGCCGGTGACGCCACCATCGGCGCGTTCAACAACCTCAACAACAGCCTGTGGCGCGGCGACTTCCTGTACATGGCGATCTTCAACCGGGCGCTGACCCCGGCGGAAATTGCGGATCTCCATGCCTCGGTCGGCAACAACAACGCCTTCGGCCTCGTCACCGGCCAGCCTGCCGGCGCAGCCGCGCCAACCGGCACCGTCACCATCGGTACCGTCACGCCGGCCAGCACCTCGGCCAGCGTCCCGTACAGCTACAGCGGCAGCGATGCCACCGGCTACCAGTACCGCCTCAACGGCGGCGTGGCCACCGCCCTGGGTGCGTCGCCCGCCACCATCTCCGGGCTCACGGCCAGCACGGCCTACACCCTCGAGGTGCGCGCCACCAACGCCACCGGCAACGGTGCCTGGTCGGCGGTGTCGAACTTCACCACCGCAGCCCCGGCCGGTGACACCACGGCGCCCACGCTGTCTGGCGTGCCGTCGTTCTCGGCGATCACCTCGAGCGGCTACACCGTCACCTGGACGGCGGGCACCGATGCGGTCGGCGTTACGGGCTACGAGGTTCAGGTGGCGTCGGGTGGCTGGACCAACGTCGGCAACGTGCTCACCACCGCCATCACCGGGCGAACCGCGGGCGCAACCGAAACGGTACAGGTCCGCGCCTACGACGCCGCCGGCAACCGCTCCGCCGCGATCAGCGCCAGCGTCACCCTGGCTTCCGCCGTCGTCACCGGCACTATCACCGTCGCCGATCCGCTCAAGAACAACACCGGCACCGTGCGGGCCAGCCTCAGCGGCATCAAGGCGGTGGTGATCCGGGCCAGCGACATGGTCGCCGTGCTCACCAAGACGGGCCTCACCACCAACGCCTCCGGCCTGCTGTCGGCCATCAGCGACGCGAACCTCGTGGCCGGCACCCAGTACCACGTGGTGATCAAGCTCTCGGATGGAGGGGTCGGGGTTAGCGCGCCGATCGCCGCAGCATGAGCATCCGCGTCGATACCGCCTCCCTGATCGTCGGCGCCCTGGTGGTCGGGGTGTCGGGCCTCGGTGTGCTGGGCAGCGTCGTCCCGGGCACGGGCGATGCCGGCGCCTCGATCCTCTTCAACGATCTGGTGCTGCCCGCCGATGCCGGCAAGGAGGTGCGGGCGCTGATCACCTCGGCGCCGTCCTCCGGCACGCTGTTCGTCCATGAGGATGGCGCCCTGGAGTACACAGGCGCCAGCACCTCGTTCCTGTATCAGCTCTACGTCGACGGTGCCGCCGTCGGCGCCCCGCAGACGGTGACGCTCAACCTCGGCGGCGCCGAGGTGAAGGTCTGGACCGGCTCGGCAAGCATCGCCGCAGAGCCGAAGGCCTACGTCGGCGGCGGCTGGGTGCCGGTGACGATCAAAGTCTGGGACGGAGGGACCTGGGTGTGACGGATATTCAGACGCTTCAAATGCGCCTCACCGAAGCCGAAGCCGCGCTGCACGACCTGCAGATCGGCAAGCGCAAGGTGTCGGTGTCGCGTAACGGCACCTCGATCGGCTACGCCAACTCGGCCAGCGACATCGCCAACCTCAAGTCGTACATCACCGACCTCAAGGCCCAGATCATCCGGGCGAGCGGGCAGGGCGGGGGCCGACGAGTGATCCACAACTTCTTCTGACGGGTTCAACCATGTCCCTGCTCAATGTCACGCCCCGGCGCAATCGCGGCGGGGGGCGCCCGCGTGCGGCCGCGCTTGCCCACGAGGGCGCCTCGCTGACCAGCCAGCAGCTGGCCAGCTGGCGCCCGTGGTCCGGCTCGCCGGACGCCGACCTGCTCACCGAGTTGCCGATGCTGGTGTCCCGCTCGCGGGATCTGTCGCGCAACAACGGGATCGCCTCCGGCGCGGTGCAGACCCACACCGACAACGTGATCGGCACCGGCCTGCGCCTGCAGGCCACGCCGGACTGGGCCGCCCTGGGGCGAGACAGCGAATGGGCCAACGCCTGGGCGCGCAAGACCGAAGGGCTGTGGCGCAGCTACTCGCGCAGCACCACCTGCGATGCGGCCCGCCGGCACAACTTCGCCGGGCTCACCACGCTGGCCTACAAGAGCGCGCTGCTCAACGGCGACCTGCTGGCGCTGCCGATCTGGCAACCCGAGCCGATGGATCGCTTCGCCACCCGGATTGCGCTGATGGAGTCGGACCGGCTCTCCAACCCTAACAACGCGATGGACAGCCAGTACCGCCGCGGCGGGATGGACATCGACCAGTACGGGCGGGCGCTGAAATACTGGATTCGCAAGACCCATCCGGGCGATTGCTTCGCCGGCGTGGGAATGGCCGGCGAGTGGGAGGGCATCCCGGCCACCACGGACTGGGGCCGCAAGCGGGTGATCTACGCTGGCGACGTGGATCGGGCTGGCGCCACCCGGGCCAAGCCGATCTTTTCGGCGGTGATGCAGCAGTTCAAGCAACTGGACCGCTACGCCAGCGCCGAGCTCGACGCGGCCGTCACCAACGCCATGATCGCGGCCTTCGTCGAAAGCCCGATGGAGTTCTCCGACCTGCTGGAGATGCTCGGCGGTGATGCCGCCACGGCCAAGGTGTACATGGACACCCGGGCCATGCCGCAGAACCGGGCCAAGCTCAAGAGCGGGGCGATCGTCCCGCTCTACCCGGGCGAGAAGCTCAGTGCCTTCAACCCGGCCAGGCCGGCGACGGGCTTTGCCGCCTTCATGGAGGCCACCCACCGCCATCTGGCCACCGGCCTCAACCTGCCGTACGAGCTGCTGCTGAAGGACTTCAGCAAGACCAACTACAGCAGCGCCCGGGCGGCCTTGCTGGAGGCGTGGCGGTACTTCCGCAGCAAGCGGGCCTGGGTGTCGGACTACTGGGCGCAACCAATCTATGAGCTGTGGCTCGAGGAAGCCGTCAGCCTCGGTCTCGTCGAGGCGCCGGACTTCTACGAGAACCGCGCCGCCTGGTGCAGCGCCCGCTGGATCGGTGCCGGCCGCGGCTGGGTGGACCCGGTCAAGGAAGCCCAGGCCGCCACGATGCGGATCGACGGCGGGTTCTCCACGCTGGAGGCCGAATGCGCGGAGCAGGGGCTCGACTGGGAAGAGGTGCTCCACCAGCAGGCCCGGGAGAACGAACTCCGGCGCCGACTGGGTCTGCTGCCGGCCAAGACCACGCCGCCGCCTGCCGAGGACGACGAGGAGGAGGGCGAGGACGACAACCCGGCGCGCCCCAAGGACGGCCCAGAGAACGAAGGCGACAACCCTGCCTGATCGTGCAGACGTCTGCACACAACCCGAAACCCCGCTCCGGCGGGGTTTTGCTTTTGGAGCGCCCCATGCACATGTACCCGCATCTTGCGGCCAAGCTCTACAACACGCCGCTGATGATCGCCGAGAGCAAGCTCACGGTGATCGAGGGCGTGTTTCGCGCCTGGGAATCCGGCCATGCGCCGATGCCCGACGAGAAGCTGATCGCCGAGTTTGCCGAGCGGCAGACCCGCATGACCCTGGCGAGCGCCATCGGCCCCCAGCGTCGCTACGCCGACAAGCCCTACCAGATGACCGACAGCGGCATCGCGGTGATTCCGGTGATGGGCTCCCTCGTGCAGCGCGCCAGCGGGCTCGATGCGATGTCGGGCCTCACCAGCTACGGCAGCCTCGACAGCCTGTTCTCCCAGGCCTACGCCGACCCGGACGTGCGCGGCATCCTCGAGTGGTACGACACCCCAGGCGGCGAGGTGGCGGGGCTCTTTGCCCTGTCCGCCAAGCTGATGGCGGAGCGGGGTGGCAAGCCCACCCTGGCCTACATCGACGAGCAGGCCCTCTCGGCCGGCTACTTGCTGGCCTCCACGGCGGACGAGATCTGGATGCCCTCCACGGGCCTCGCCGGCAGCATCGGCTCGATCTTCATGCACCGAGAGCAGAGCGCCCGCAACGCCGCCCAGGGCTACGTCTACACCCTGATTCGATCCGGCGCCCACAAGGCCGCCGGCAATCCCCACGAGCCCCTCGATGGCGAGGCCCTCGCCTGGTTCCAGGCCGAGGCGGACCGCCTGCGCCTGATGTTCGCCGATCACGTGGATGGCGCCCGGGGCGTCGAGCCCGGCAGCGCCCTGGCCACCGAGGCCCGGGTGTTCTCCGGGCCGTCGGCCATCGAGCACGGGCTCGCCAACAACATCGGGTCGCTGGCCGAAGCCATCGCCCACCTCGAAACCAGCATCACCGCGCGGGGCATCTCGGGCTCCGCACCGAGCAACGCCTTTAACCCCGCGGCTTCCGCCACCAACCCTGCCAACAGCAAGGAGCCTCACATGTCCGACCCGACCAAGACCGACAACCTCACCGCCGAGCAACTTGCCGCGGTCAAGTCCACCGCCCACGCCGAAGGCCTCAAGGCCGGCGCGCTGGCCGAGCGCACGCGCATCGGCGCCATCCTCAACGCCACCGAGGCCCAGGGCCGCGCCAAGCTCGCCCAGACCTTCGCCCTCGAGTCCGATCTGGACGCCGCCACCGTTCAGAAGCTGCTCGCCGCCTCGCCGACGGAAGCGGCTGCCGCCTCGGCCAACCCCCTCGCGGCGGCGATGGCCGGCGTGAAGAATCCGGACGTCGGTCCGGATGGCGGCGACGACAAGGACAAGTCGCCCCAGGCCGAAGCCAGCGCGCTGGCCCTGCAGATCATCAACGCCGGCAAGCCCGCCAAGCGCGCTTAAGCCTCCTCCGCAGCACCCGACCCCCGTCACCCGCCGGCCACGCCGGCACCTACAGGAGCCATCCACATGGATCTCAAGACCACGGCGCGCTTTGCCGCCGAGGGCACCTACGTGCCCGACCGCCTGATCGCCGACGATGCGGACGACCTGCTCGGCAAGGGCATCACCCTCGCGTCCGGCCAGAGCCTGGAGCGCGGCACCGTGCTCGGCCGCATCACCGCCTCGGGCAAGTACGTGAAGTCGCTGGCCGCCGCGGCCGACGGCTCGCAAGTGCCGTCCGTCGTGCTCGCCGAGGACACCGACGCCTCGGCTGGCGACAAGGCCACCGTCGCCTACTTCGGCGGCGTGTTCAACGGCGCGGCGCTGATCCTCGGCACCGGCCACACCCTCTCCACCGTCTCCGATGCGCTGCGCGCCGTCGGCATCCAGACCGTCACCGTCCAAGCAGGGGTTTAACTCACCATGAACATCTTTGACACCGCCGTCCTGGCGCAGGTGGTTGCCTACCTGCCTGCCGCCCAGTCCTGGCTGCTCGACCGCTACTTCCGCGTCGAGCAGCGCAGCGAATCCGAGGAGATCTACTTCGACGTCGAAGGCGGCGCCCGCCGGCTGGCGCCGCTGGTCTCGCCGCTGGTGCAGGGCAAGATCGTCACCTCCAAGGGCTACAAGACCAACAACGTGCGTCCGGCCTACGTGAAGGACAAGCGCGTTTTCGATCCGAGCCGCCCGCTCAAGCGCGCCATCGGCGAGCAGATCGGCGGGGCGATCTCGCCCATGGAGCGCATCCAGATCAATCTGCGCACCGAGCTCTCCGACCAGATCTCGATGATCACCCGCCGCATGGAGTGGATGGCCGCCTCGGCGCTGTACTCCGGCACCATCACCCTGTCCGGCGACGGCTACCAGACCGTGGTGGTGGATTTCGGGCGCGATCCGGGCCTCACCATCGCCAAGCTCGCCGGCGCCAAGTGGTCCGACGCAGACGTCAATCCGCTCAACGACCTGCAGGACTGGGCGCTGCTCATGCTGCAGAAGTCCGGCGTGTCGGCCACCGAGGTCACCATGACCGCCGATGTCTGGAAGGTCTTCCGCGACAACCCCTTCGTGGCGGACCGCTGGAACACCCTCAACGAGCACCGCGCCGCCCTCGACCTCTCGGCCGTCACCACCCCTGGCGGGCGCGTGATGGGCACCATCGACGGCTTCACCATCATCGTCTATGCCGACTGGTATCTCGACCCGGCCACCGGCGAAGAGAAGCCGATGATCCCCGCCGGCACGGTGATCCTCACCGGTCCGCAGATCGAGGGCGTGCGCGCCTACGGCGCCATCAAGGACGAAGAGGCCGGCTACCAGGCCCTGCCTTTCTTCCCCAAGTCCTGGGTCGAGAAGGACCCGAGCGTGCGCTACCTGCTCACCCAGTCCGCGCCGCTGGCTTATCCGTCCCGTCCCAACGGCACCCTGCGCGCCACCGTGCTGTAACCCAATGCCACCCCGGTCAGCCGGGGTGGCGTCATTTCAAGGACCAAGACCATGAAGATCATTCCCAACATCACTCTGGAAGATCAGGACGGCAAGCGCCACCCGCCGGGCAAGCCGATGAACGTCTCCAAGAAGATCGGCGACGACGCCGTGGCTCGCGGCCTGGCCGTGCGCGCCGATGGCGAGGAAGCCGCAGCGCCGGCCGTCCCTGCTGGCGCCAATGCCGTGCCGGACCCGGACGATGACGAGGAGGGCGAAGGGGCGCCCCAATGACCTGGCGCGACGAGGTGAAGTCTGCCTTTGCCGACCTCTTAGACGAATTCGGCGTGGACGTGTCGATCCACGGCATTTCCGGTCGAGTGCTTTACGAGCAGCCAGGAAAGGTGGTGCTCGGTGGCATGCAGCTGTCGTCTGACTACGCCATCGAGTACGACCCCGATCATTTCGCGCCCATCGCTTATGGCCAGTCGGTGACCGTTGCCGGAAAGGTGTTCTCGGTCCGCGAGGATGGTCCGTCCGACGATGGTTTCACGCGCCGCGCCGTCCTCAACCTGGAGTAAGCCGTCATGGCATCCCCCGTCAGTGTGGTCGAGGCCTTCCTCGATCAGCTCAAGGCCGATCTGATCGGCAAGACCGCAGCAGGCGCTCGCGTCTTCCGAGGGCGCGAAGACCCGTTCGCCCTCGAAGAGTTGCCGGCAATCAACATCTTTCGGGAGGCCGACACCCGCGAAGCCCATGCCCGTGGCTTCGAGAAGATCGTCGGGGGACTCCGGCTCGAACTGCATGCCCGCGGTTCGGATTGGGAGACCCGCTGCGATGCCCTGCACGTCGAAGCCCATGCCGCAATGCTGTCATCGACGGTGCTGCCGACCCTCGCGGCGGGTATCCGGTGTGTGGAGACGGAGCCGCAAAGCGAGGGCGCCGACCGCACTGCCGGAAAGCTCGGCGCCCGCTACCAGATGCAAATCCTCATTCGCCCGGAAGACATCACCCGCCGGGCCTGACCTCAAGGAGCAGAACATGATCAACTTCGGCGTCGGCAAACTCATTGCCGTCCCTACCCACATGGCCGACGGCTCCGCCATCGCCACCCCGACCCCGGTCGTGCTGGGCACGATGCAGGATGTCTCGCTCGACCTCTCGGTCGAGATGAAAACTCTCTACGGCTCCAAGCGCTACCCGATCGCCGCCGGGCAGGGCAAGGGCAAGACCGAAATCAAGGCCAAGTACGCCGAGATCGATGGTGGCATCCTCGGCTCGCTGTTCTTCGGCAAGCAGGCCACCGCGGGCATCAAGGCTGCGGTGTTCGATACCCGGGCGGCCGTGCCCAGTGCGGCGCCCTTCGAGCTGACCATGGCGCCGCCCAACGCCGGCACCTTCGTGGCCGACCTGGGCGTGCTCAACGTCGTCACCGGCGAGCAGCTCACCCGCGTGGCGGCGGCGCCGGCTGCCGGGCAATACACGGTCGATGCCGCGGGCAAGTACGCCTTTGCGGCGGCCGACAAGGACAAGACGTTTGCCTTCAGCTTCGAGTACAGCGCCACCACGGGGGGCAAGGTTTGGACGATCAGCAACGAGGTGATGGGCTACACCCCGGCTTTCACCCTGCTGCTTCAGAACCAGTACCAGGGCAAGAACATGGTCGTGAAGCTCAATCGCTGCGTGTCCGGCAAGCTGTCGGTGCCGCTCAAGGCTGACGACTTCGCGGTGTACGACTTCGACGCCGAGGCCTTTGCCGATCCGGCGGGCGAGATCGGCTACATCTGCCTGTTCTGACCATGCCGGCCCCCATCTTGATCGGGCCGGCCCCTGGCGCCGGCTGGTTGGTGCGCGGTGCATCGGTCCTGCGCGGGTGGTTCTCCCGTCGGGCGCTGCTGCGCCTGGCGGGTGTGCCGGTGGTGGTGCTGGACGGCCGCGTGTATGGCGTGCGCCCGGTGCCGCTTGGTGTTGCCCGCGACATGGTGCCGGCGCTGGTGCGCTGCTCGCGGCGCTTCGCGGAGTGGCAGATCGATGAGGCGCTGTACGACGATCTCGTCGTCGTCCTGTCCCGCGGTCTGCGCACCTCACCCCAGACGGTGGGAGCGCTCACTGTCCCGCTTTGGGAACTCGGCCCGGTGATCGAGGTGATTGCCCGCGCCAACGGCATGCCGGTGGTGGAGGCCGCCGGCCGCCTGGGGGAGATCGCGGCGCTGACGAAATCGACTGGGATGCCCTCATCGCCCGCATCGTCAGCGCCACCGGCTGGACCTTCGAGCACGTCGAGCAGCACGTAACCCTGCCGCAAGCTGACGCGCTCGGGAAACAGTGGGCGGCCGTTCCTCCACCCGACCAGCAACTGCGCCGGATCGCCCTGTACCTGGGGCTGCCTGACACGGCTCCGCACCATACCCCTGTCACCCGCAACCCCGAGGACGCGTTCCGCGAAGCGCTTGCCGCCGGCCTGCCAATCATGGAGGGCCGTCCGGACGATCCGCTGCTCGCGTTCCTCGACTTCGATAACCCTGACTCGGACTCATCAAAATGACGCGTGACGTCGAATTCGAGATCGGCGCCGAAGTCTCGCCGCTCAAGCAGAAGCTCCGCGAGGCCGGCGACGCCGTGAAGATGTTCGCCCGCGAGGGCGAGAGCAACATCGCCGGCATGGTCGGCCCGCTCGGTGCCCTGCAGGAAAAGTTCGTCGCCGTCGGTGCCATCCTGGCCGGCGGCGCCGTATTCCAGCAGGCGGTCGAGACCACCGCCAACTACACCAAGGAGTCCATCAATCTCGGTCGCGCGCTGGGCATTTCGGCCACCGAGGCGAGCAGCTACATCGCCGCGCTGGAGGACGTGGATGTATCGCAGGAGGAGTTCGTCGGCGCTGCCAAGGCGCTCTCCAAGGAGCTGAAGAACAACGAGGGCGACCTGCAGGCGATGGGGCTCAAGACGCGCGACGCCGCTGGCAACCTGCGGCCGCTCAATGAACTGACCGTCGAAGCCGTCGAGATCGTTGGCCAGTACAAGGAGGGCACTGACCGCGCGATTGCCTCTCAGGTGCTGTTCGGCAAGAAGTTCGAGCTGACCAGCAACCTGATCGAACTCAATAGTCAGACGGTGGCTGACAACGCCGAACTGCAGCGGACCCTGGCTTCCATTGTCGGGCAGGAGAGCGTCGAGGCATGGGGCGCCTTCGATTCGGCCGGCGACAAGGCTGCGCTCACGCTCAAGGCGGTCAAGATCGCCATCGGCAATGCGCTGATGCCGGTGCTGACCGATCTGGCCAACTGGTTTGTGGCAATCGGGCCGGCGGCAATCACGATCATCCGCGGCGCGCTGGGTGGTCTGGTGACCATGTTCCATGCCGTCACGACGGGCGTCACGGTGTTGTGGGAGACCATCAACGCCATGGTGGTGTCGGTGGCCGAGCCGATCAGGGGCGTCGTGCTCGCGATGAGCCGGGCCATGTCAGGCGACCTCGAGGGGGCTGGCGAGGCGATCGCCGGTATCGGCAAGAACATCGCCGGGGCGTGGGGCAATGCGTTCGACGTGATCGCAGCGAAGGCGCAGGGCACTCGGGACCGTATCTGGAATCTTTTCGCCGATGGCACGCCCTCGGCGCCGTCGGACCAGGGTGGCAAGAGCGCAGCAGGGCTGGTCAAGCCCGACAAGGAAAAGAAGGCCCGCGCAAAACGGGAGCCGGCCGAGCAAAGCATGGTGCCGTACTACGAGGCCGCGCTTTCCGAAGAGAAGCGGCTCGCCTCCGAGAAAGACGCCCTGCGGGAATACACCAAGGCGGAAGAACTGGCCTACTGGCAGACCCTGCTCGACAACGCCACGATGTCCGCCAAGGACCGCATGGCGGTCGAGAAGAAGGTGGCCGACCTGACGGTGCAAGTCCGACGCGAGGCGGCAAAGGAAGCGGCCGCGCTCGACGCCGAGTCGGCCCGGCACAAGGAGGTGATGGCGCTGGGCGCCGTGGACGCCGCCCGCGCTGCAGCGCAGACCGCGCTTGAGCTGGAGCAGATCACCAAGACGCAGATGGCGGCTCTCGAAATCAAGCACGAGGGCGACCGTTACGCGGTGCAAAAGGCCGGCGTCGCCGACCGCCTGCGCCTCGCGGAGCTCGATCCCAATACCAGTCCGGTCGAGCTGGCGCGCATCAAGAACCAGCTTCTGGAGATCGAGCAACAGCACGAGAACAAGCTCTCCGAACTGCGTGGCGGGATGCTCATCGCCCAACGTCAGGAAGCACAGGAGGCGCTCCAGGTTTGGTCCGACCTTGGCGCTCGAATGAGCGGCCTGTGGGACAAGGGCATCACGGCCATGATGCAGGGCACCCTCAACTGGCGAAACGGGTTCCGCGCGGTGACGGCCGAAATGGTGGCCTGGTTCGCCAAAGACGTTGTGGGCAAGCAGGTCATGTTGTGGGCTGCGGGCGAGGCAAAGAAGTTCGCCATCAAGATGGGCTGGTTGTCTGCGGAGCAGGCGGCGCAAGGGACGGCATCTGCCGCGGTCGTTGGAATCAAGGCGGCGGAGGCTACGGCCGTGACGGCTGCCAATGCCGTCGAGGCGGGCACGGGGGCCGCAGCGTCCCAGGCCCCCATCCCGATCATTGGGCCGGGCCTCGCCCTGGCCAGCATGGCGGCCATCTTCGCGGCGGTCATGGCGATGGGCGGAAAGATGAAGTCGGCCCGCCGCGGCTACGACATTCCAAAGGGCATCAACCCCATGGTGCAGACCCACGAGGAGGAAATGATTCTCCCGTCCGGCCCTTCGAAGGCGCTCCGTCAGCTCGCCGCGATGGCCGATGCCGGCCAGCTTTCGGGGGCAGGGGCAGGCAGCACCTACGCACCGACCGTCAATGTGCAGACGTTTGCACCGCGCGACATGGTGCGCGAACTGCAGCGCAACGGGGCTGTCGCCAAGGCGATTGCCCAGTCCCATCGCAACTTCGTCAAGGGCTGATCCATGAGCAATGCCGTGTTTCCCGAGCTGCCCGGCCTCGCCTGGTCGAACACCCGTACGCCGATCTGGAAGACCGAGATCCAGGAGTCCGTCAGCGGCATGGAGCTGGCGTGGTCGGGGATGGTGTATCCGCACACCCTCATCACGCTCAAGTACGACGTGCTGCGCGCGGGCCACGGCTATGCCGAGCTGCAGCAGCTGGTCGGGTTCTTCAACGCGCGCCGCGGGCGCTTCGACACCTTCCTGTGGCGCGACCCGACCGACTACCGGGTCACCGATCAGCAGATCGGCAGCGGCAACGGTGCGCAGTCCAGCTTCCCTGTGTTTCGTGACATGGGGGGATTCGGTGAGCCGGTGCTCAACTTCATCACCGCGCCCGCAGTGAAGGTGGCGGGTGCGCTCAAGGTGCAGGGTGCGGACTACACCCTCTCCAACGGCTTGCTCACCTTCACGTCCGCGCCGCCGGCCGGTGCTGCGGTCACGTGGTCGGGTCAGTTCTACAAGCGAATGCGCTTTCAGCGCGACGAGACCGAGTTCGAGCAGTTTCTCGACGATCTCTGGTCGGCCAAGAAAATCGAGCTTAAAACCGTCAAGTGGTGACCCGATGAAGACGACAACCTCCGAGGCCGCCGGGCTGCTGCAGTCCGAGCGGTCGATCTTCATGGTTGAGCTGTACACGCTCACCTTGCGCGGTGGCCAGACTTATCGCTGGGGCACGGCCGATGTGGCTGTGCGCTTCGGCCCGGACACCTGGTTCCCTGGGCCGATCATCGAGCGTGGCTCGGTGCGCACCACGCTCGGCCTGGGCGTGGTGACCTGCGATGTCAGCGTCTATGCCACCGACGCCGTCACGGTGCTCGGCGCGCCGCTGCTCCTCGCCGCCCGGCGCGGCGTGCTCGACGGTGCCGAGATGCGTATCGAGCGCGCCTTCACGGCCAGCCCCGATCTGCCCATTGCGGGTGCCGTGCATGTGTTTGAGGGCCGGGTGGCGAACGTGGAGATTCTGACCCACGTCGCCCACCTCTCGCTCAAGAGTCACACCGAGCTGCTCGACAGCAACTTTCCGGTGGACGTCTATCAGCCCGGGTGCCTGCGCAAGCTCTACAGCCCGACCTGCGGCGCGAACAAAGCGAGCAGTTCGACGGTGGTCACCGTTGGCGCCGGCAGCACGCGCAATCAGTTGGCGTGCGGGGTCGACGGAAGCGGGGTGTTCGAGCTGGGCGAGATTGTCGGCCTGACCGGCGTCAATGCCGGCGTGGGGCGCACGGTCAAGCGCCACACCGCGGGGAGCCTGCTGCTGTCGTACGCGCTACCCGAGGCGCCGTTGCCCGGTGACACCTTCAAGGTCTTCAAGGGCTGCGACAAGACACAAGCCACCTGCAACAGCCGATTCCCGGGTGCCCGCTTCAAGGGCTTCCCCTTCGTTCCGAAGCCGGAGACCGCCGTATGACCACGATCACCGAAACCGAGGGTCGCCGCCTGCTATTGGCCCGCGCCGCCGCGTGGCTGGGTACGCCCTGGCTGCACAACCAGTGCGTGCTCGGCGCGGGTGTCGATTGCGCCCAGCTCGTCAAGGCCGTGTATGTGGAGGCCGGCGTGGTGCCGGATTTCGACGTGGACGCCTACCCGATGGACTTCATGCTGCACCAGGACGCCGAGCGCCTGTGCGCAACCATCGAGGCCAATGGAGGCCGGCTCGTCGAGCAGGCGGCGCCGGGCGACATTGTCGTGTGGCGGTTCGGCCGGTCGTTCAGCCATGCCGGCCTCGTGGTCGAGTGGCCGGGCCGCGTGATCCACGCATTCCGGCCGTGGGGTGGCGTGGTCGAGACGCCCTTCGATGCCGCGCAGCTCGCCGGCCGTGCCGTTCGCTTTTACAGCTTTTGGGGGTAGGTCATGTCGTTCATGGGAGGCGGTTCCACCGCGCAATCCAGCGTCACCAAGGTCAGCACGCTGTCGGTGCAGACCAGCGCCTACGGTGTGGCGATCACGCGCATGTGGGGCACGGCGCGGATTACCGGCAACATCATCTGGTACGGCGATTTCATGGCCGTCGAGCAGGCCGCCGCAGGCGGGAAGGGCGGTGGCGGATCGGCTCCGGCGGGCTACGCGTACCGGACCTCGGTGCAAATGGGCCTGTGCGACAACCCGATCAGTGGGATCGTCAATGTCTGGCAGGACAAGAGCAAGATGGCCATCACCGGGCCGCTCGATTTCAGCGTCGGCTCGCTGACCCAGACGCCCTGGGCGTATCTGACCAACAAGCACCCGACGGAGGCGCTTGCCTATCCCGGGCTCGCATGGATCGGCGTGGCCAACGGCAACCTGGGGAGCAGTGCCAGCCTGCCGAACATGTCGTATGAGGTCGTGGCCACCTCCGCCGGGGCTGGCGGTACGGGCGATGCCAGTTCGCGGGTTGTGATCGAGGACATCCTGCGGGACGTGGGCTATCCGCTTGCACGGGTGGGTGGTCTCGATGCTTACGAGAACTACTGCTTCGCGTACGGGCTGTTCCTGTCGCCCGTGATCGATCGGCAGAGCCGGGCGGCCGATCACCTCGACGAGTTGCTGGAGATGACGTGCGCCACGGCGTTCTGGTCCGAGGGAAAAATCAAGCTCGTACCGTTTGGCGACACGGCGCAAACCGCGAACGGGCGCACCTTCACCCCGGCCGTGACGCCGATCTACGCATTGACCGATGACGACTTCTTGCCGGTCGAGGGCGAGATCTTCCCGATCCGCGTTATCCGGAAGGCCCCCGGTGACCAGAAGAACAGCCTGCGCGTCGAGTACAAGGACCGCCTGCAGGATTACACCTCGACCCCCGTCGAGGTACAGGACGATGCCCATATCGCCCAGTTCGGCAGCCGGCCAGGCGACACCAGGCGCTACGAGGCGATCAAGGTCGGCAGCATCGCCCAGACGGTTGCCTGGATGCAGCTGCAGCGCGGGCTGTACGTGCTGTCGACCTACGAATTCAAGCTCGGCTGGCGTTACTGCCGGCTCGAACCGATGGACGTCGTGACGCTGACGCACCCAGGCATGCAGATGGACGCCGTGCCGGTGCGCATCCTCGAGATCGAGGATGGTCCGGACGGGGTGTTCTCCATCGTCGCCGAGGACTTCGTGCACGGTGCCGGCCTCGCGCCTTTGGTGCAGCCCCCGCCGGCAGGCGGATACAGCACCAACGTGAATGTGGCGCCGGGCGATGCCGCCACCCCGGTGCTGTTCGAGCCTCCCATCCTGCTGGCCGGTCAGCCCGAGGTGTGGATCGCCACGTCGGGCGGGGCGCACTTTGGCGGGTGTGACGTGTGGGTGTCGCTCGACAACGTGACGTATGAGCACGCCGGATCGCTTGCCGGAAAGTCCTGCTACGGTACGGCGAGCCTGGCTGTTGGTGCCGACCCGGACAACGCCAACACCCTTACAGTGGATCTGACGCTTTCGGGTGGCACCCTCGCGGGCGTGACCGCCGATGACCGCGACCTGCTGCGCAGCCTGTGCGTGGTGGGTGGCGAACTGCTGAGCTTCCGTGATGCCGCCCTGACGGCACCCGGCCGTTACAACCTCACCAGCCTGCGGCGCGGCGCCTATGGCACGGCAGCGGTGGCCCATGCGTCCGGCACGCCCTTCGTGCGCCTCGATGGCCAGGCGTTCCGCTACGCCGTCACCCCGGCGATGGTCGGCAAGACGCTGTACGTCAAGCTGCAGGCGTACAACGAGTTCGGCAGCGCGCACCAGGACATCGCGACCCTGTCGCCAACGGCCTACGTCATCGAGGGCGCGCCGCCGCCCGATCTGGTCGGCTACGCCGGCAGCGTTTCGGCTGACGGCACGCGGGTGCATGTCTGGGAGACCGCGACCCCGGCTGCATCCGGATCGGTGGTGGAGATCCGCTACAGCGCCAGCAGCGCCGCCGCATGGGTTGGCATGACGCTCCTGGGGCAGGCGCCCTATGGCGCGGGGCGCCTTGAGATGCAGACGCCTGGTGCTGGAACCTGGACGTTTGAGGCGCGGCTGCGGGATTCCTTCGGGGCGTACAGCAAGACTGGATCGCGCGTCACCGTCATCCTCGGAGCTCCGCCGGCAGCCGCGGTGGCCGGGGTCAATCGGCTCTACAACTCGTCGGCCAGCCCCACCGTGCCGACGTCGGACGGCTGGGCCGCATGGACGAACAATGCCGGGGGGGTCGATGGCACCCGCATCAAGACGTCGTTCATCTTGTCGGCCTGGAACTCGTATGCCCTGCCGTCCGGATCGTCGCGCTGCATCAACGTGGCCGGGGCGAAGGACGCCGCGCTGATGGTCGATGGCAACTCGGCGCCGCAGCCGCTGCCGGTAATGGCTGGCCAGCGGGTCGAAGGGCATGCGCTGACCGGCGCGCATCGCTGCACCGGCCTTGTGCTGATCGTCTGGACAAACAGCGCCGGCAGCTGGGTGGGCGAATCGTGGCTCGGCCGAAACGAGCACGAGCAGCCCGGCGGGATCAACCTGGTGTCGTGGAAAAAGACCGGGGGGTTTGCCGTGGCCCCGCCGGGGGCCACCCGGGCGCTGCTGGTTATCCGGCTGTGCGAGATGGTCGATGCCGATGCCTACGTCTTCTGGGATCAGGCGTATCTGGGCTTTGCCGGGGAGTCGCAAACCGAGCTGTCGCCCTGGTCGGACGGCGCGCGGCCCGGCGCAGAGACAATTGCCGGCGCTCAGGCCAAGGCCGATCAGGCAGCCACCACCGCCACCTGGACCGGCGTCACCGGCGCCGGCAAGCCCCAGGACAACGCCACGGTGGGGGCTACATTTGGTGTGAACATCAGCGGCAAGATCGATCCGGGCAACTCGGCGACCTACATCGACGAGCTGGCGATCGGTACGTCTCACCTGGCTGACCGTGCGACCACTGTGGTGCTGCAGAACTGGCACAACGACTACGGGTCGATCCTGGGTGGGCAATGGCAGGGTGTGGCGGTGTTCGACCTTCTCGACGAGTTTGCGCACGGTGCAACGATCACCATCACCTCGTCCGGGATGTTGTGGCCGGATGGCGCGACCGACATCCATGGTCGGGTGATTGCCCATACCGGCGCGCGCTCGGGCTCGGGGCTGGGCCTACCCTGGGGGCCGGATCAGGAATTGATCTCGGACTTTCAGGTGTCGAGCTACACGGCATCGGACGCGCGCCCGTACTCGATTTCCAAAACCATCATCCTGGCGCCCGGCGCCAACTTACGGGTGATCCTGCAGTTTTCAGGGGCCACCTACTTTTATCTCAAGCACGACACCCGAATGGAGGTGATCAAAAAGTGAATGCCGCAATTTATGGGGCCGACGGCTTCTTCACCGGGCAGTTCATCGGCGGGCCGACGGCGGAGTACATCGAGCGGATGACGCCGGCCGGCTTCTTTGCCTGGGTGTATGACGGCCCGTCGCTGGATGTCCGGCGCTACCGCGTCGATCACGGGCAGTTGGTGGAGCACATTCCGGAGGCGCCGATGGAAACCGACGATCTGACGTGGATCTGGGAGCCCGCCGTGTGGCGGTGGGTGGGCGTGCCGACGCCGGCGGCGGTCTTTCGGGCGCGCCGCACGGCCATGGCCGATGCAGTGCTGCAGGAGATCACCACCGCCGAGGCGCGCCAGGCGCGCCCGGTGCGCGAACTGCTCGATGCGCTGCTCACCGGCCAGGCGCCGGCGCAGACCGCGGTGGAGACCTTTGCGGCGCTCAAGGCCGAGATCAACGGCGCCCGGGCGCGCTATGGCGAGATCCTCGCCGCCCAGGCCGAGGCTGACCTCGACGCGATCGGCGTGGCGGTGGCTGCATAGGCGTGCAGACGTCTGCACCGTGTTTGAAACCCGCTCCGGCGGGTTTTTTCTTTTTCAGGGGGTGATGTGGCAGAGCCAAACATTGGGCAGGTGCAGGAGGCGCTGGAAGGCGTGAGGGAGGACGTGCGCGAGATCCGCAGCGCCATGTCGAAGATGGCCGACGCGGTGGTGCGCCTGGCCGTCCTCGAGGAGCGCCACCAGACGGTGTCGTCGGCACTCGACCGGGCCTTCTCGGCCCTTTCCAAACTCTCCGAGCGGGTGCGCGACCTTGAGCAAACCCTCCCGGAAAACCTTGAGGCGCGGCTGCGCGACCTCGAACAGGCGCAGCCCGTCCAGAAGCTCACGTCCGGCTGGACGATCGGGCTCGTGGGCTTTGGGGCCGGGCTGCTGGCAACGATTCTTCTCAAGAAAATGGGGGTGATGTGATGGTGAAGTCGGTTCGTTTCTGGGTGTTGTGGGTGGCCGTGCTGGTGGTGGGCGGCTGGTATCTGGCGGGCGACCCGTCGGGTGGCCTGCAGGTGACCGAGCAGCTGCGCACGCTGGTCGGGGTGCTGGTGGCGGCGCCGGTGGTCTATGCGCTGCGCCGGGCGTTTGCCGAGGCGGTGCGTGGCAAGGATCTGGCCGAGCAGATCCAGCGCGGCAACATCGCGGCCGGGATCGCCTACCTGGGGCTGTGCCTGCTCACCGGGCTGCTCTTCCTGGCCGTTGCGCCCCGGGCCTTTGCTGCGCCCATGCCGCCGGGCGCGGTAACGCACCTGCCCACCCTGCAGGCCGAGATCGTGGCCCGCTGGCCGGGCATGGGCATGCCGTCGATGCTGGGGGCGCTGGTCGAGCAGGAGAGCGGCTGGCGCGAGCGGGCCACCCTCAAGACCAGCCGGGAGGAGGGCGTCGGGCTGGGGCAGTTCACCCGGGCCTACACGGCGGATGGCCGGCTGCGCTTTGACGCGCTGGCCGAGGTGTCACGCCTTGATCCGTCGCTCGCTGCCTGGACGTGGGCCAACCGCTACGACCCGCGCTTGCAGCTGCGCGCCGTGGTGGTGAAGGTGCGAACGTGCTACGCGCGCCTCTCGCGCCTGGTGCGCGACGACTACAACGCCCTGGCTATGTGCGATGCGGCCTACAACGGGGGCGAGGGCGGAGTGATGGCCGAACGGCGCCTGTGCGCCCAGGTGGCCGGCTGCGACCCGAGCCAGTGGTTTGGTCATGTGGAACACCACTCCACCAAGAGCCGTGCCAAGTGGCAGGGCTACGGCCTCAGCGCCTTCGACATCAACCGCACCCACGTGCGCAATGTGATGGTGGTGCGCCGGGCCAAGTACGTGCCGGTGATGGGGGCCTGACCGTGCTGACGGCCGTCATCCCCTGGCCCTGGCGGGCGCTGGCCATCGTGCTGCTGTGTACGGCATCGGGCGTGATCGGGTGGCTTGATGGCGCCCAGCATGCCGGCGCCGATGCCCTCGCGCGGGAACTCGACACCGCTCAGGCCCTGGCCGAGCGCGTGCAGGTGCTGCAGCTGCAGGCCCGCACCGCCGAGCAGCGCCACGCCCAGGCCCTTGCAGACGTCTCAACGGATTACCAACGGAGGATCAATGAAGCGAATCAGGTTCGAGCGGCGGATCGCGCCGCTCTTCGCGCTGGCACTTTGCGCCTGCGCGACCCCGACAGTACCGCTGCGGGTTGTGGAGATCCCGCCGCCCAGGCTGGCGCCGGCGCCGCCGGACGTGATGGTCGAGCGCCCGGCGAGCTTTCGGCAGCGGCTGCTGGATTTCTTCTCGAGCTCGCCAGCGATGCCGACGACGTCGCCCGGCAGTTAG